GGTCTCGGCATAGTGCAGGGAGCCTGAGCTTAAGTACTGCTCTAGAACATTGAATATGAAACACTCAGTACCATGTTCTTTTATCTTCTTGTTGAATGAAGTAGAAGAACCAGTGTATAGTTTCCAATCAGATTCTTTCCAACAATCTTCTCTCCACTTATCAGATCCTTTATCCTTAACTGGATTCTTTAATGACCTATACTTAGCTGGTTTCATCTTCCAAAAACATTTCCTACCTATGTAGGATACATCTTCCTTAGTACAAGTTATCTCATAGATAAAACCAAAGTATTTCTCTGGATTAGGCTTCTCACCTGTCCAATGATTATCCTTTTCTGACATTCGCCATCCCCTTATCATTGTATTTAACTGTTACACCATTACCTTTATATGATTGACCGTTACATGCCTTCAATAACTCTTGTCTTATACAATCTAATTGTCTAGTCCAGTCATCTACATGATACTTAACAGCTAACCATTCACTAGTTAACCTATTCCAATCAGAAGTATTAAGAGCTACTACATCTGTTAATGCAGGTTCAGGTACACCAGCAAAGTATTTCTTCCAGCCATTTAGTACTTGTCTAGTTAAGTCAGGACTCTGTTTAAATAGTCTGTACCTACCTTGAGAGGTGTGAGCACAATACACCCAGAAGTGACACTCATTTACATCAGCTAATAACATTTGTTGTGTCATCTGTAGCTGATACTGAATAGGTAAGTCATCTCCTCTATACATAGTCTTCCAGAGAGGACTCTCACAGCCCTTTAAAGGACACTTGATCTCAAGGATAGATGCACCAGTAATCTGCTCCATACCATCGAGAGAAGCCATCAAAGGCATTCCTTCTATCTCATTAGTAATACATAATGGTTCGAATATCTTATTCAATCTATCCTGTACTGCTACTCTAGCTTCATCCTCATACTTATGACCATGAGCCATAGCAAATGTCATATCAATCTGCATATTACCTTGCTTAAGCTGATACAACTCGTATCTATTCTTAGGCTTCCAAGGACTAACTTCACATGCTGATGCAGCCTCACTAGCTGTACCATGATTTCTTCTCACATCTAACCACTCTTCACTACCTTGTGGTAGGTCGCTATCACTATAAATCTTCTTCATGTCTCTCCTTAAGTTGTTCTTTCTTAAATACACCTTGGTATTGCTTAACAGTAAATGATTTAGATTCATCCCAACCATTCTTAATATAATACCCCCAATCCATACACTTTCTTTCTTTACCTACCATCTGACAGTACCAACTCATTAGTGAATCTCCATCCAGTTATTACCTATCTTACTGTTACCATCCATACGACACTTAAAACCTAGTAGTTCACCAGCCTCAGTAGCTGATTCTTCTAGTATCTTAGATAACTCGTCAGCTCTAGTAGGATCGCATTCAAAGTTCTGCTCATCATGCATCACAGCTAATAGCTTACAATCGATACCTGCATCTCTAATCTTCTTATCAGAGATAATCATCCAGTTCTTAGTTAGTATTGCTTCGTTTCCCTGTAACAGGTAGTTAAGTAGTTTATGTTTACTATTACATAGTATCTTTCTACCATCTTGAGCAACAATATACTTACCACCATTCCTTTCGAATTGATTGTCTAAGTAATTCTTAATGTTACTCAAGGCAGGTAGCCCTTTTAAGAACTTATTCTTAAGCTTCTTAGCTTCCTTAGTAGTAATACCTAAGTCACCAGCGGTCTTAGCATCTCCAGCACCAAATAAGAATCCATAGATAAAGGTCTTAGCTAGTTTTCTATTAGCTAATCCAGCAATCTTAGCATTGACACTATGAATGTCAGTACCATCTTCCTCTTTACCTTCTACTACAGTCTTATTATAAGCATCGTCACCCATCGCAGCAGCGAGTAACCTTAACTGAGCTGATGCTAAGTCACAACCAACTAGTACCTTACCTTTAGGTGCTACAAAGATACTTCGTAACTCTTCACCAAAGGTGGCGTGACCTCCAGGAACGTTAACAAGGTTCTTATGACGCATACGACCAGTCGCAGCGCCTAATGTCATAGGTATACATTCAAGTCTGTTATCTTTCCTGATAGTATTTAACCATCCAGTCTTATCATTCTTAACTGACCGTAACATATTTCTTCTATGACTGTACACCATGTGTAAGGCTATATCTTTACCTAAGTCACCCTCGATAGTATCAAAGCTATCCTCAGTTAATTTAGGTGATGTACGTTCATTCTTACCTTGTTCATTTACCTTCATGTTCCATTCAGTAGGTACCCAACCTTGTTTAAGTAAGAAAGCCTTAATCAAAGCGTGTTGAGTCATCTCAATAGGAATTATCTTAACCCTACAGTAAGCACCACCTAATCTACCATCGGGATTTAGGATACCGAAGTCGTAACCCTCCCAATACTTTCTTAAGTGAGCGTGTAAGTCACCCTTCTTAGTGTACTTAGGTGATACAAACTTACCTAAAGAATCTAACCGCTTAACATTAGGTGGTAGCAATGGTGTTATCTTACTAGCTAACCTATCTATCTCTACATTAAGCCAGTTGAAGTAATGTTCAGCTAAAGGTATATCTACTAACCAACCATTCTCTACTTGTTGAGCACTAATCCTAGCTGTTTCAAACTCAGTAGTGATTACCNTAGCAGGTATCTTAGCTAACTTAAACTCTTTTCTTAGAATGAATAGAGTCTTAACATTAATCTTAACATCCATCTCACATCTATTAAGCATCCTCTCTTCAAAGAACAACCATTGCTCTTGAATAGGTTTAGCAACCCCTAGGTTTTCACCCCATGAGGCTAGACCATGACCACCTTTTCTACTAAAGTTAAGTAGCTGAGATAAGATTAATGTATCAGTAACCTTACCATGATACTCAAACCCGTGTAGCTTCTTTAGCAAAGGTAAATCATAAGCATAAATGTTATGACCAATAAGACTATCAGCCTTAGACATTAAGTCTAACGCAGCGGATAATCTAGCATACCCTTCTTTCTCATTGGTATAAGTTGTACTAACCTTAGTCTCTAAATCATAGAGTACTATGCACCACAACTTAGTTGCATTGTTTAGAAGCCCATCGGCTTCAATGTCGAATACATAATTCATATCCTACTCCTTATTATTATTATTATTTAAAATGGTATCTTGTCGTCATACTCCTTGTCTTCTTCAATATCAAACTCACCACTCATAATACTAGTACCTTTAGCATTATGAAGTCTACCTGTTTTATCATTGAACTTAGCTGAACCAGCAAATCCAGTACGACCAGTAAACCTATTCTTAAGAACAGTTAACTTAACCTGATTTCTTTCTTCCTCAGTCTCAGCATACTTATTTCTAGAGAACGCTATGATTTGGAATGCAATCTGTTTGAGTGAACCAGATCCCTTAAGACTATCTTCAGTTACCTCAGCACCTTGCTCATAAGAGATAGAGCCAATACCAGTCTTTCTTAAGTGAGACACTACACCTACCCATACATCAAACTTCTTACATAACTTTAATAGGTCTGACATTACCTTGTCCATAGCTCTGTTAATATCTCCATCAACCTCACTAACAGCAATAGTAATATGGTCTAAGTAAATAAACTTACACCCAGTCGCAGCGAGATACTCAATCTTATGCATCAAGCTATCATCTGATAGAGATCCTTGGTGGTCTAGTAAAGTAAATCTACCTGTACCTGCTGTAGCTTCCCAAGCCTTTCTACCTTCCTCACCTTTCCTATCGAACTTAGTATCAGGTAAGTTAATTCTCTTGTTAAGATGAATACCAATGATACCATCTAAGGTTTCTTTGATTGATTCTTCTAGAGATACTACACCTATCTGATAGTCAGTAGTAGATAGTAGATGATAGATATCTTCCTTAATAAAGGTAGACTTACCAGTACCAGTACCAGCAGTAAAGATAGTTAACTCACCAGTACGCCTACCATAGGTAAGATCGTTTACATTACAGAAACAATCAGGGTAAGGTATACTATCTTCTCTCATATCCTTAGAGAAGTCATCCCAAGTAGAAGCTGAGTTAATAATACCTGAAGGGCTATATACCTCTGCTCTCCAGATAGAATCTTCTAACTCTCTTAGGTGGTTGCTTACTAGATAATCACTAGCATCTTTACCATGCCTACCTAGTGTAGCTATCTTAGCCTTACCAGTACGTACTACCTTAGCACACTCAGAGGCACTATTCTTACCTACCTCATCAGCATCAAACATAAATACTACTTCATTGAATGAGTTAACCCAATCTAAGTTAGCACATATCTGTTTGAGAGCACCACCAACACCATTAGTTACTGATACTACTGGCCATTCAGAACCCTTATTAGCATTCATCTGTTGTACAGACATAGCATCTAGCTCACCCTCAGTAATGATAATACGCTTACCACCTGATTGAAATAAAGACTGACCAAATAATTCTACATCATTCTTAACATCACCAACAGCAATAAACTTCTTGTTAGCTACTTCTCTACGAGAGTAACCAACTATCTTACCATTCCTAGTAGTAGGGTAGTAATGATACTTGATAGTCTTACCATCGTTCTCATCATAACCTACCTTGACACCATACTTAAGCGAGATGTCTTTAGTAATACCTCTTTCTCTGAATCCCCTGATAGCAAACTCAGATACTTCAGATACCGTTTCTAATCCTTCCATTTTGTACTCCTTATTATTATTATTTATTCTAACACCTCCATCTTCTAACTGGAAGTCACCACAACCNCTCATCATCATGCCTATACATAGCTTTGTTGTCCTTAGAACCACAAATACTACATGGTCCATGGCTTACTAACACACCGTTTTCTCTCATTATTATTACTCCTTATTATTAAGTTCTCCTCTAAGCTCTCTTACTAACTCCAAGACAGTCTCTATCACATGTAAATTGATAGGGTCTTTTATGTCATTCTTAAAGCTCTCCATTATGGTTTTGATAGCTTCTAATTTAATACAACACTCTTTATTAGTATGGTACTTCATTAGCAATATCCTCCATAGTTAAGAGACCTGCTAGTGTAGCACAGATTACTTGGTCTCTCATTGTATTGTAGGTAGTATTAGAGGGTAAATCGTGCTCATTCCAGTATACATTATTTATCTGAGACATCACAGCATACTCTGTCCTATCTAATACCTCTGCTATCAGAGCACCAGACACACCTGCATTATCTAACTTAAACATCTTGATACGATCTTCGCAAGTCCATCTTTGATTCTTATTTGTTTCCATCTGTTACCCCCTTACCTATAAATACCTCTAATCTTTTAGTTATACCCTCTAACATAGTAGTATAAGCAACTATCTTGTCTACTTCTTTTACTCTCTCTTTAGGTAAACTATCTAATGCTCTCTTAGCTTCTTCATCTACAATAGCAGACGATAACTGACCAAGAGTACCATAATATTTATTCCGTTGATACAACTTACCCTTC